TTCGAAGGCAGGCGCCAGGCGGCCGTTCCAGTCGCCTGGCATGCCCGGTCCCTGGTCCCACACGTACCACGCGAAGCGGCGCCAGCCCTGGCTGCGCATCCACGACAGCCAGCCGTCCCAGTACGGCACGACTTCGTTGTCGCGGTGGATGAGCCCGAGGTTGACCAGCACCTGTCCGTCGCGGGTCATCGGCAGCGGGGCACAGACGCCCTGCATGAGGTCGTCCCAATCGGCGATGCCCCCGCTTGCGTAGTCGCGCTGGTTGCCATAGGGCGGCGAGGTGAAACACAGGCTCGCCTGTTCGCCATCCATCAGTGCGGCGATCACCGACGCGTCAGCGGCGTCGCCGCAGATCAGACGGTGCCGGCCCAGCAGCCAGATGTCGCCCGTGCGTGATACCGATTGCGCGGGTGTGTCGGGAACATCGTCGACCGTATCGGCGGCGGACGCATCGTTTTCGTCGCCGGCCTTGGCGAGCAGCGCTTCGATCTCCCCAGTCTCGAAGCCGGTCAGCTCGAGGTCGAAACCGGCCGCTTCCAACTCCGCCAGTTCCAGCGACAGCAGTTCGTTGTCCCAGCCGGCCAATTCGGCGAGCCTGTTCACGCTGAGCCGGAACGCCTTGATCTGCGTCTCGGTCATGTCGTCGCCGCGCAGCACCGGCACGGCGTCGAGTCCTAGCTTGACGGCCGCCTTGAACCTCAGGTGGCCATCGATGATGGTGCCATCACCCTTGGCGAGAATCGGCACGCGGAACCCGAACTCACGAATGGCTGCCACCACCGCATCGACGGCGTGATCGTTTTTGCGCGGATTGCGCGCATATTCGATCAGGCGGGACAGTGGCCAGTGTTCAAGCTGCTGCATGGGTTCACAAGGGCAACAAAAAACCCGCCAAACGCATCACGCGCTGGCGGGTTCAGAAGAGAGAAGAAGCAGGTTGGCCGGGCCGCTCACACCTCTGTCCCGACGATAGCGCAAATCCTACGCCAAATCGCCCAAAGTGTTGCACGCCCGATTGCGCCCAAAAGGGACAAACACCACAAAGCACGGACAAACACGGCAAGCACTACCCTGAATTGCGCAGGATTTTGGAGGGCGAGCGCTGACCTTGGTCATTGAGCCTAACCGCCACGATCGTGAGCGCGCGTTGCCATCGCCGCCATGCTGTGGTTCGACAGCAGCCAAAGCGCTTGCCGATTGCATCCCACTCATGGTCCTCGGCCCGCATCCAGACCAGATGCCGCTGTTCGGCCTCAAGCCACTGCATCCAGCGCATGGCCTCAAGCATTCGTTCGATCGCCGCCGGCGACGGAGGCAACGGACGATACGCACGATCCTCATTGGCCAAAACTTCCCATCCTCGACGCATGAACGCAGGCCAGACGCTGAAGTAGCCCTGGACGCGCTCAGGCGGCAGGCGATGGCTGGTATTGACAGCATCGGCCAAGCGTGCGGCCACCGCTTCGATCGTCCACTCAGCCACGGCGGCGCTCCCCGTAGAGGCGGTCGCCGATGCGGCGCACGAGTTCGCGTTCGAGGAAATCGAGTCGCTCGTCCTGTTCGGCGACCACGAGAATGCGCTGCGTTTGCCAACCCTCGCGCTTGGCAGCTTCCACATCGACGGCCCTGGGCTGGTGGCGGGCAAGCGAGGAGGGGGAGTGGGGAGTCGGGATTTTCATCTCACACCTCCTGCAGATTGATGGCCCAGTGCAGCAGCGCCAGCGCATCGGCTTCGTTGTCATCGAAGGGGCTGTGCCCGAGCGCGCGAACCGACGCGATGACCTCGTCCTTGCCCGCGTTGCCGCGCCCGGTGGCGGATTCTTTGATCGTGCCGACTGGCACGCCCTGGTACGGGATCTGGTGGTGCTCGCACCAGGCCGTCAGTGTGGCAAGGAAGCCGCCGTAGGCGTGCGCGGCATCGGTCGAGACGTGCCGGCGCACCTCCTCGAAATACAGCGCGCTAATGCCGTCTGCGTGGCCCTTGAGTTCGGTGAGCCAGCGCTTGAATCGCAAAAAGCGCATCCCGCCACCTTCGAACCGCTGTGGGCGGAAGCTCGCGCTCCCGCTGATGATGCCGCCATCGTTGCCGCGCAACGCCCAGCCGGTTGTGGTGCCCAGATCGAGGGCAAGAATCGTCGTTGTCATCGTTGCAATCCTTCGTTCGTGTTCTCGTCCGGGTGACCGAAGGTGACCGCCGCGTGGATTAGCCTCTCCGCCTGCGCGCGTGCACGCGCGTAAAGAGATTCAATCCGTGGGCGGGTCACCTTCGGTCACCGTGGGTCAGTCGTCGCGGTACGGCAGGCGCGTGCCGTAGTCCTTGGGCTTGAGCGAGAGGCCCGCGAGGCCTTTGACGCCGCCGTGCAAGCGCGTGCGACCAAAGCCCCGATTGGCAAGCTGCTGGGCCAGCCAGCGGCTGGTGCCCACGTACTCGCCGCGCCGGCTCGCCCACTCCTGCCAGCGCTGGAACACGTCGGCTACGGCCACGCGGGCCTGATCAAAGCGCTGCGCCTCCTCGTCGAGGAAGTCGCCGATCGCGTCCTCCTCGTCGAAGTACTCCTCGGTAGCCGACACCACACTGGCGGGCGGATTGAGCCCGTCGCGCTGCCACGCCAAGCAGCCTTCGATGGCCCATGCGAGGATGCCGTCGCGCTCGGCCAGCAGCTTCTCGGTGAGCTGACCGTCGCGCCTCTCAGGCGGGATCGTCACCGTGAACGGGATCAGGTGCAGGCGCCGCTTCATCGCCTCGTCCACGTTGCGGATGGCAGGCTTGTGGTTGCCCGCGATCACCAGCTTGAACTGTGGCAGGTACTCGAAGAAGTCCTGGCGCATGAATCGCGCGGACACCTTGTCGCCACCGGTGATGGCCTTGACCTTGGATTCGTTCCAGCGCCGGCCCTGTTCGGTTTCGATGGAGGATACGAAGCGCGCGCCGCGCAGCCCCGCCAGATCGGTCGGATGCCGGTCGCCGCGCGCTTCCATGAAGGTGTCCATCGGTGCGCTGGTGGCGTAATGCCCCAGGATCGTGGCCAGCGTGTTCACGAATACCGACTTGCCGTTCGCGCCCGTGCCGTACAGGAAGAACAGCGCATGCGCGCTGGTCGCGCCTGTCAGGCAATAGCCCACCATCCGCTGCAGGTAGGCCTGCAAGGCGGCGTCGCCGCCGGTGATGTCATCGAGAAATGCGCACCAACGGGCGCAGTCACCGCGCGGCGTGGCGGTGGTCAGCTTGGTCATCCGCTCGCGTCGGTCGTGCGGCTTGATGCGCCCGGTTTTCAGATCGACCATGCCGCCCGGCGTGTTGAGCGCGAACAGGTCGGCATCCCATTCCTCGGACGTGGAGGCGTGCCGGCGGTCGGTGCGTGCGAGGCGTTCGACGCCGCTGACCGTGCTGCTCGCGGCGAGCTTGGCCGCCAGGCGATGCGAGTCGGCCTTGAGCGCGGCCTCGCGGCAGATCGCCCGGATCAGGTGATGAACGAGCAGCGTTTCGTCGGCCTGCCAGCGGCGACCATCCCACACCAGCCACTTGCCCCAGGCCGCGCAGTAGCGCCAGTCCTCCGCGTAGCGCCCCGTGAACGACAGTGCCAGCGCATCGTCGGTAGCCCAGACTGTGGCCTCCTGCGAGGGGGTGGCATTGGCCGGCTTGATGCTCATGCGCGGCCCGCCATCGAGGAAGCCGGCGACGTCGAATCCTTCGGCCACGGCATCGGCCGCGTCCCAGCCGTCTGCTTTGTCGTCCGGCGGCAGCAGCACGTCGCAGGAAGCGGTACCCGCCGTGAGCGCTGCCTGCGCGGCCGCCATCGCATACTCCCAGCCCGGCTTGTCGCGGTCTGGCCAGATCAGCACAGCCTTGCCGGTCAACGGCGACCAGTCGGTCTTGTCGACCGGCGCATTGGCACCGTGCATTGCCGTGGTTGCGCAGACGCCGAGGTGGATCAGCGCCTGTGCGCATTTCTCGCCCTCGACCAGAACAACGTTGCCGGCGGCCGCGAGACCCGGCTGGTTGAAGAGCGGGCGAGGCTCGGGCGGCGCCATCTTGCGGCGGCGCGCATCCCACGGTCGGAACTCCTTCTTGCCACCGGGTGGGTCGTAGCGGTAGACGACGGCGATGAGCTTGCCCTCGGCATCGAGGTAGTCCCACTTCGCCGTAGCAGGGCCGAGATCGTCGATCGGCGCCTCTTTCCTCGCTTTGCGCACGGGCACAGAGTAGGAGCGACCGATCAGATCGCCGGCTTCGCTCAACACCCGTGGGAATTCGGTGTAGATGTTGATGCCGTGATGGGCGGCGATGAGGGTGAACACGTCGCCGCCTTCGCCGGTGGCGCGATCGGTCCAGAGCCCGGCCTTATCGCCGTCGAGCACGACCTCGAGGCTGTCGCCGGGACTGCCCAGCACGTCGCCGATCAGGAACTTGCCGCGTCGCTTCTTGCCGGCCGGGAACAGCGCCAGCAGCACCGACTCGAGACGTGCGATCAGCTCCGTTCGAATCGCCTCGTGCTTCGTGTCCCCGTCGAGTTCCAGGGAGGGTTGGGTATCGTTGAAGTCGATCATTCGGCTCCCTCGACAGTTGAATCTGCTGCATCGCCTTTGCGGCCCTGAACGGCAGCGATGTGCGCGGCCCACGCTTCGAGCTCGGACAGGCGGTAGCGCACCAGGCCGCCAAGCAGGTAATGAGGGATGCGATGCTTGGCGCGCATCGTGTGATCCGCAAACCAGTAGTACGGCAGGCGCAGCGCGGCGGCGGCCTGCTTGGCGTCGATCATCGGCTCGCCGGCGATGACCGGCGGCGTCTGGATATCGGTATCGTTCATCCTTGGGTCCTCCAGCAGCGGTCCTGCCAAGCGCACATCCGGCATTCGAAATGGGTGGAATCGGTGAACGAGCGCGGCAGCAGCTCGCCGGCCTCGGTGGCGGTGATGACCTTGACTGCCCGGTCCGACATGCGCTGGGCGAGGCCGCCATCAAACGGCACACGCTCGGCATAGATCTCCATCGAGTCGGCGTTGATGGCCGTGAAGAGCGCCGGGTGTGCGTGGAGATCCAGATAGGCCTGGTAGAGCGCGACCTGTGCTGCGTAGACAGGCTTGGCGACGGCCAGATAATGTTTCTCCAGCTCGCGGAAGGATTTGGCGCCCAGGCACTTGTTCTCCCAGAGCGCCGGGTAGGTAAAGCCCTCAGGGCCGGCGACGATGACGCCGTCGACATGGCCCTGCAGGCGCCCGTCCGCTGCCTCGAAGCCGAACTGCACGTCGTCCGCGTGGCGCGTGCGCAGATCGAAGCCCGCCGCGCGCAGCCAGCCTGCTACGCAGTCCTCGATCACGTGGCCGCGCTCGAAGATGCGTAGCATCCGGCCTTCAGTTTCGCGACCGGCATCGACCGGTGCCTGCGCGTACTCGTACTGCAGGGCGCGCTCGCACGCCACGCCCAGGCGCGAAGCACCGAGATAGTGCCGCGCCCCTTGCCGGGCGCGCGCATGCTGCATCCCGAGGTCGATCAACGCCGTGACCTGGCCGGAGAGGCTGGCCGAGGAGTTGAAGTCCATCATGGCTTTGCCTCCCACGGCAGGTCGTCTTCGAGGTCGGCGAACGGATCGCTGGCGGCGTCCTTCATGCCGCGTATCGGCGGGAGCTTGCTCGCCTCGTGGTGCTCGACCATCGCCTCGGTGTAGCGGGTGACGATAGCGTCGATCACCTGCAGAGCCTCAGCCTCCGAGTAAGCACCGAGCGGCTTGTCGAAGCCGATGTACCCCGCCGCCTCGCCGAAGGCCTTGAGGCATTTACGCATCGCGGCCCGTTCGATATCAGACGGATCGATCATCACGGCCTCCCTCGAATTGCCATAGCCGTCCTTGACCCGGAGCCAGTTGCCATACAGCGCGTGGAACGCGTCCTGGCAGCGGCGCGAGCAGAACACCCAATCGGCGGGATAGCGGCGCGCATCGCCCGCCGGATGGCGATTGTCGGTGTGGCCGAAGCCTCGCGCCTGTTGTTTGCAGACCCAGCATTTCATCCGTCCCCCTTACTGTGCCCAGGCGGGCTTGCCGGTGGCTGGAGCCGGCCGGGATGCGGCAGGTGCGGGCGCAC